TATTTTGTAGGATTAGTCAACTTCGCACCTTTAAACCATGCAGGAAGACCTATCAGAGGTCTCTTGTCTAATGCGTTCTCTTTAGCCATTTTAGACCCTGCTTTGTTGTAGTGTAAAAATACTTGACCACAATTTTTACCTGTAAATTCTTCTCTCCAATGTTCTAGATCACAACCAGAGTATATCAACATGTCGCCTTGATTTAATTTTACTTTTATACCAGCCTGTCCTTCTTTGCCTGTTGGATCCAGATATATAGGCCAATCATCACCGCCAAGATTTAGTGTGGTCGATATCTCACAAGAATATCTATCTTTGTGTCTGGCTAACACATCTCCTTTTTTGTAGATCCTTGCGTATGAATATGTTTCAGATAATTTTAATTTTGTATGTTTTTCCATTACCGGTTTTACTTTTTGTAGCAATGTTTCCATGACAAGATCGCCATAGTGTGAATATGTATTTGGCACCTGTTCATCGTTCCATGTTCCCCAATACTCTGTGAAGGGTGATATATATCTAGAATCAAATAAGACTCTAGCCACGTTTCTTTTGTTTAAGAAATAAGCATAACAAAAGTCAGCCATTTCTTTACTTATAGCGTTTTTTTGAACGACATTTAATACTCCTTTTGGTATCGCTTGGCAGTTCCAATGTATAAACCTAAATGGTTCATAGCCCATGTCAACAATATACTGATGTGGCATATACGATGGAAAAAAAATTAATCTACCTGGTTTGACTTGATAATGAATTTGTGAACTTGCGTATGTGACTTTTGATTTATCTTTTTCTGGTAAAAGATTCATGATATTACCTGGTCTTGGATCTTCAAATAATGGCATGGATGTTTTCTCACTTGCTTTTAGAAAATAAAAACCAGATATGTGACCATTCCAATGTGTATGTAAGGTGTGATGTCCACCACCTTTTTTTGCAAACTCTTGCACCCACATCTCCGTCGTAAATACTTGATATTGAGATAAATCAAAACCCATCTCTTCTAATAGATTATGTGCGGTTGCACCGATATAATCTTGTAACTCTTTAAATTTAATATCACCTATTAAACTTGTTGAATGAAAAACGTGTCCCATGTCTCCTTTGTCACCAAATTTTTTATTTCTTTTATCTATAGTTGGTTTTAAATTTTTTTGTGATATTTTTATGTATTTATCAGACGCCTTGTTTAGTTTTTTTACAAACTTGGGTTCGTCCGCCCACCATATAGGACAAGAAAAATATTGTTCTAGATTTAATTGTTTTGGAAAACTCATTTATATGGCCATCCTAGATTCCATATAACCAAACTATATCTTGATCCTTTTTTAACTGGACATACCCTATGCCAAACAAAACCAGGAAAGACAACCAAAGATCCCTTTGGTAATATTTCTGTGCATTTTCTAATGTTAGGTTTTTTATCTGGGTCCATGTTTCTAAAATCAAATTCTAATTCACCACCTTTATAATCTTTTGGATCTGATAAACTTACGGTTACAGATAACTTTCTTATCTTACCATTTGATGGATCATTGCCCTCTCTCATATATGGTCTATCCCAACTATCACAGTGCCAATCATAAAACTGTCCTTTTTCATATTTTGTAAACTGACAACTTTCTGAAAAATCCCATTGAAAATTCCAACCTGCATTTGCATTTGCTTGATGAACATAAGGTTGTATCTCTTTATAAATCCATCTATCATTCATCCAAACAATATTGGAATTTCTTTTTTTCTTTAGATCTTTCATTTGTTTTTGATTTAATTTTTTATCACCATAACCACCAGTGACTGCCATCTGATCAGAAATAGATTTTCCATATTTAACTATATCATCACAGATTCTCTCTGGAACTGCTGATTGGAAATACCAAAAATAATTTGTTAAGTTCATCTTTCTATATCTTTCTTATATCAACTATTAAGAAATTGTCAACGTACCTGAAACTGTAAACGTAGCAAATTTATCTCCACCAGGATGTGTTCCTGTTGAGTTTGTGCAAGGTGTTACTGCAAATGTAAAATCACTTGGTGCTCTAACTATAACTATTCCTGAACCACCTGATCCTGCAGCAGCATTACCTCCACCACCACCGCCACCACCAGTGTTAGCAGTTGCATTTTGAGGACTTACAGGAGGTCCACAAGTAGTTGCATCTCCTCCACCGCCAGCTCCACCAGATCCAGCGCCACCTCCAGAAGGAACACTAGCTCCTCCTCCACCACCAGCATACGTAGTGCAAGAACCATTTATATTGTTAGGTGCACCTGCACCTCCATTACCTCCAACTCTAGGAGATCCTGATGCATCACCACCTGCAGCTGTAGCTCCACCACCTCCACCACCAGCATATCTATGACTTGGGATAGATGCGTCATTAGCATCTCCACCATCATTTCCTTGAGGTGGATCTACTGCAGGAGTATTACCACTTCCTCCAGGTTGTCCAAAACCACCATTACCACCACCTGCAGATCCTCCAGGTCCACCAGCTCCTGCTGGGTTTGATGGTCCACCGACTCCACCACCTCCACCACCTTCAGCTGAAAATACGCCTATGGATGTGTTGTTTCCTTTACCAGAACAGTTTGAACCAAAACTTCCCGGAGAGTAAGATGGGTTATAACCAGCTGCTCCTGCTCCAATTGTAATAGTGTGAATACCTTTTTCTAATTTTAATGCAGATCCTCGTAAAGGAGAAGGTCCATAACCAGAGGCTCTATATCCTCCAGCTCCACCTCCGCCACCTATTCCACCAGAACCTGCTCCAGCTCCACCTCCAGCAACCATTAAATAATCTATATTGTGTAAAACTGCTGGCCATGTTCCTTGTTGCTTTGCGCTTAATTGACTTTGCATTGACCACACACCACTTGCTTTACTTAATTCTTTTACAATAACAACACCTGGACCACCTTGACCTCCGCTATCATCGGGTCTACCAGAACCACCACCTCCACCACCAGTAGCAGAAGTTCCGTTTGAAGATGCTCCTCCAGGATATCCTCCACCTCCACCACCACCTGATGTTGATCCTAAAGATCCACCTGAAATTCCATTTCCACCACCACCTGCTCTTTGAACACAAGAGCCTGTAATATTACTTGTTAATCCTGCACCACCTGCTCCTCTTGGAGAACCACATGGTAAAGTTCCTGCAGCTCCAACTCCTCCAGCTCCTCCGCCACCACCTGCAGCTTTATTAGGAGAAGATGTTCCACCTGCACCACCTGTATTTCCTTGACAAGCAGTTCCTGCTCCTCCAGGTCCACCTGGATAAGCTCCACCACCTCCAGAACCTCCACTAGATCCTGTTGTTGGAGAAAAACCTCCTCGACCGCCACCAATCATTGTTTGACAAAAAGCAGTTGTATTACTACCATTAGAATTATTTCCACCACCACCTACTGTTACTGAAAAAGGACTTGATACAGGAGTATTACAAACTGTAGTATAACCTCCAGCTCCACCACCTCCACCACCTCCAGCAGCGTTAGGTCCACCAGACCCACCACCAGCTATAATAACAGCGTCTACAAATCTAGTTCCTGGTTGTATAGAATGAGTTGAAGTAGATAGAACAGATGTAACAGTGCATCTTCCAAACGAGGTTTTATTCGTTTTTCCGATTACTCCACCATTAGATGAGCCAACTTTTGATCTTGGCATTTAAGTGTCCTCCTATTCGGACACCCAAGCTGTGCCATTCCAATCGTATTTGGTAGGTGTTTCCGATTCGTCGTTTGATTTAATTGCTTCCCAACCTTTAGTGTTGTCAGCTTTATATTTTGTTTCGTTCCATGATATAAAGTAACGCCATTCTGGTTCTGCTTGACCATCATTTACAATTGATGGATATGTAACTGGTGCTTGCCAATCGTCATTATCATCCAATGACCATGAAGCATGGGGCTGTTGTCCTAAAAATTTATCTTTTACAGGATCATAAACCATACCGATTCCTGCATATTGTTTTCTAAAATTGTGATTGTAAGAAGTTTGTTTCCAAATTCCACCTTTAAAAAAATTAACACACCATGTCTCTCCATCAGGATGCATGTCTGAAGGAACACAATCGTTACCTACAACTACAACTCTTTGTACTATTTGATGTGAATCTGACGTAAATCCTGTTGGATCTGTCATTGCTTTTAATTCTGCAAAATGTGCCATATTATTACTCCTTAAATTTATATTTTATATTTTAATCTTAACTAATTGTCAACGTTCCAGTTACAGTAAATGACATAACTGTACAACCACCCGCAGGGGCTGGTAACGTTGTTTTTGTATTAGTTCCTGGTGCCACAGTAAAGGATGGTCCTAAAGGTCCAGGGGCTCTTAATACCACTACTCCTGGTCCGCCAGCTCCTCCAGCAACAAAAGGACCACTGGATGTTGAAC